CTGAATGATGCCAATCGCGGAACTCTTCCGTACCCAACCATGCCTGATTTTCCAAGCACCACAGACATTGTTGTCAAGGCTGAAGAACTCAAAAAGTTTGTAGACGCAGCGTAATTGAAAAGCACCTTCGGGTGCTTTTTTGTTGACTTTAATATGGGTCTCGCAACAACGACTTAAATACTAGATCATGATGGTCAGCAAAATTACAGAACTCACAGTGTTTGAAAGCCCTGACGGTGGACGAACAGTGTATGCTCGCCGTCCCGGGGAATCCAAACGAGAACTACATTATCAAGATCCTAACCTTCAACAAGAACTTAAAGATTTAGAGCGATCAAAACGTTGGGTAGAAATTTTCCAATCACGTCGAGACAATGCAGAACTTGATCATTTGTGCGAACAAGTTGAAATACTGTATGAATTAAGTAGGAAACCCAAATGAAGTTTGCTTGCCAAACCTTGTTTGACATCACTGCCACTGGTGTAACCGGGCATTGTAAACAGAGCCGTATGCCATTTCACGACAGTGCTGGTCAAGTCATACATGATGTAGAGTCATGGAATCGCAGCCGCAATCAACAACGCAACTGGGAAACAATCACACAGATCTTGAGCCTACGAACACAGTTGTTTGCACTGACCGATCCTATTGCAGATCAAACCGGCACACGCTGGATGTTTGAATTTGAAACCGAAACAGATGGTGTATTTGGACCCGAATCAGACCCGGTTTCTGTATTACGATCCGACGCTGCAGGTGTGCCTATGTTGCGTGAACTCAACAACGATCCGGATATTTCCACATTTTTGATCACGTCAGGGCCTCAGCAAAACATTTGGTTTGCACCTATTCATATAAATAGTTGATAGGATCACGAATAATCGATCCGCCTAACTAGAGAAAAACATCATGGTCGAAGCCACTGAGATTGAAAAAAAAAGTTTAGAAGCACATGTGGAACTGTGTGCCGAACGCTACAATGCCCTAGAAGACAAAATGACTGCTATGAGCGTAAACATTGCACATCTATGTGACATGGTTGCCGAGGTCAAGGCCAGTGTTGGCAAGATGGGTGAAAAAAATACCGACAGATTGATCAGCTGGGGTATAGGTATTATTGGATTTTTATCGGCATCAACTATCTATCTTATATCACACTACGTTCTTAAATGACACTAGATCAAGAATTTGAACGCATGTTCCGCCAAGAATTCCGGGATACTGCTCCTAATTTAATTTGGCAAGCCGAAGCCGGAGTATACCAAGTATTTGGACACTACCGTATACAATCCGAACGTCCGGGATATCGAGTAATGTGTGGCCACACAGATGTAGGAGTTTTTGGCAGCACACGCACAGCACTCAGTTGGTGCATAGCCGATAAACACCGTGCATACAACACCGCTAGAGAACTGTTAAGAACTGATAACAAACTAACAGCACTGGCAAATGATATTAATACCAGAGCTGCCATTGGTGATCGTAGTCAAAATCCAGCACTGCGCGAGATTATTTTAACCAAGTTAGAAACTAAAATTATACAAAAAAAGATCTTGGAGAATCAACTGACCAAATGTGTAAAGTGGGCTAAATATATTCAACAACGAGGATTCGATAATGAAACTGCAAGAACTGGCCGTAGCCAACCCAACAAAACAAGCCGCTAAGGTTTTTGAAAGCTATTTTGGTAGTAGCGTTAAATTTGACCAAATTTCGCCAGCTCAGGCTCGCGGTATGCTCAAGCGTGTTCGCAGTCTGATAGCCGAGCATCGTAGAACTACCGGCTTCCACCACAGTGAACGCAATCCTGCCTATATCAAATTGGTCATGATGGAACAGGCCTTGGCCGCAACTGCTGCACCAGGAGCCGCTGCACCTGTTGATCCTCAGAAACAAGCCGGTATGCAGGCCGCACAGATTCAACAAAAGAAAAAACAAATTCAAGATGCCATCAAAGCCAAACAAGGCGAGATTGCACAATTGCAAAAGGAAATGAATGACCCAACCATGATGGCCATGGCAGAAGCTCAACTTGATGAACTAAGTCCAGCAACATTGACTAGTTATGCTGGCAAACGAGCCGGACAAGCAGCATGGGCCGGTGGTGTTGCTAAAGGATTAGCAGGTCGCCCTGCCGAAAGAGGCGAGTATCGAGACAGTAATTGGACAGATCCTAAAACTAATTATGGTCCACAAGGCACCAAGTATGCCAAGTTCAATCAACAGGCGATGGGTAATATAAAGAAAGCAATCGGCAAAGGTGCTACACCTAATGTTCAACCTTACGATCAAGCAGCACAACAAGCACAAGGCGCCTACGGTGATGCAAGTAATCCTGTAACTAGAAAAAAGGGCGTAGCCGAAGGCAGTCGTGCTCGTCGCTTGCGTGAAGCCTCAGAAATTCAACAAGCTCAAGTTGTGTTGGCCAGCCAAGACATGGTTGATCAAGTTCAAAAGATGAGTGAACAAGTCAGCGCCATGCAGTTCAAAGACCTTCCTGCGTTAATTGATCAAATCAAGAACGAAGTCGGTGTTGAACAGTCTACACAATACAATGCTGATGCCAGTGCTGCACTGAGTGGTCTGTTACAAAACTTGCAAGGTGCCAAACAACAATTGGAAGCTGCACTCGGTGTAGTAACCGGACAGGCTCCACAAGTGCCAGGTGATGACATGGCGGCCGCTCCTGACATGGGTGCTGAAATGCCTCCAGAGTTGCCGGCACCAGGCGAAGAAGAAGTTACCGATACAGAAACCGAAATTGAACCAGTGGCTGGTTTAGGTCGTGAACGTAGATAATGTTAATCCGTGAAGTTGCAGATCCTAACACACAGAAACTGGCTGCCTTAAGCCAGTTTTTGCTTGGCCGTAGTCAAGACGAATCTGCTCAAAAACAAATCAGTCAACAGGCCTTTATTGACTTGGCCAAAAGTTTAGGAGTCAATGTCACTTCTGACAACTTGGGTGATTTGATCAGTCAACCACCGTTGAGCAATATATTAGAACCATTGGAACCCAACTCTGGGATAATACGGTTCAAAGGCAACACAGAGGCCGAGACCGGTATGAGTGTTGATCAGGCCAGAGCTGTAGTGGACTCAAACGCCAAAGCGGCCTTAAAACGTCGCCAGTAACAGCAACAGTCTTAAATATCAACTACTACCTGCACTTGGTAGTAATTTTAATTTTTACACTATGAAAAAACACCTATTCTCAAAAATTGAGTTTTATATAACCAATGTTTGCAATCTAACTTGTGAAGGGTGCAATCGCTTCAACAATTATTCTTTTGCTGGATGGCAACGTTGGAGTGATTACGAAGCTGATTATGCCAAGTGGGCCGAATATGTGGACATTGATAAGATAGTGATCTTGGGCGGTGAACCCTTGCTTAATCCTGACATACTTGAATGGGTGTATGGAATCAATCGCATATTCAAAAGAAACGTTCAAATATTGTCCAACGGCACACGCCTAAACAATGTAAAAGGACTTTACGAAGCCTTGCAGGCCAATGGTAACTGGATGGGTATCAGTTGGCACAACCCCAACACCATTGACGAGTTTGAAGTTGAAGTCCACAAATTTCTACGCGGCACAATAACAAGACTAGAAAAAAACGACCCTCGTAATGTGTTTGGGTCTGACATAGCCTGGACGGATGAAGCCGGTGTTGCTATTCCTTTATGGATACAATATGATTTTTACGACAGTGCCATTAACCGTGATGCCACAGGTAAATTTACACTTCACAACAGTAGGCCTCATGTGTCACACAACAGTTGCGGATTTCGCATACACAAAAACTATCACATGATCAAAGGCCGGCTGTATAAATGCGGACCGGCTGCATTGTTTCCAGAGTTTGATCAGCAACATGGATTTGATATTTCAGACGCGGATAGGGCAATATTGAATTCCTACCGACCTTTGTCGCCGTATGAGTTTACGGAACGCGGTGCTGAGTTTTTGGCCACGATTGATGACCAATTGGCCATGTGTAAATTCTGCCCAGAAAGTCTAGACTATAAAAATAGATTATTTGCAGTAACCAAAAATCAAGCTCGAAAACAATATACGCTTGAGCCAGTTTAGTCAAAAAGGTTGTAAATACAACAGTTACATGTTATAATGTAAAACAGGAGAAGTAAATGGCATATTCAGACAAAGTAATTGATCACTATGAAAATCCCCGCAACGTCGGCAGCTTTGCCAAAGACGAAGCGGGCATAGGCACAGGCATGGTAGGAGCTCCGGCCTGCGGTGATGTAATGAAATTACAGATCAAAGTAAACTCTAAAGGCATTATTGAGGATGCCAAGTTCAAAACATACGGATGCGGCAGTGCCATTGCATCAAGCAGTCTTGTCACTGAGTGGGTCAAGGGTATGCATATTGACAAGGCACAAGAGCTTAAAAATAGCGAGATTGCTGAACATCTTGCACTTCCTCCAGTAAAGATACACTGTAGTATTCTAGCAGAGGATGCAATTAAAGCCGCAGTAGCAGACTATAGAAGCAAGCATGATCCAAGCAACTGAACTTGCCGTTAAAAAGATCAAACAAAATTTAACCAAGCGTGGGCAAGGCATGGGAATTCGTCTTGGAGTAAGAACCACAGGTTGCAGTGGACTTGCTTATGTATTAGAATACGTGGACAGTGTAAACCCAGAAGACATTGCCTATGAGCAAGATGGATTTGTCATTGTAGTTGATCCTAAAAGTAGTGCATACCTTGAAGGACTGGAAATTGACTATGTTCGTCAAGGACTAAACGAAGGATTTGAATTTAATAACCCCCAAGAACGAGACCGCTGTGGATGCGGGGAAAGTTTTCGTGTATAACCCAAAATTTGATTATCATGCATTGAGTCGCACCAGCGAAGAAGGCAAACGATTGTATAGTTGTCCGGACGGAAGCCGGGTTCCTAGTGTAACCACAATCCTGGACAAAACCAAACCCGAAGAATCACGAGCCGCGCTGGAACAATGGCGCAAGAATGTAGGACATGCCAAGGCGCAACAGATCACAACAGAAGCTGCCAACCGCGGAACACGTATGCACACCTACTTGGAACATTATGTAAAAAATAATGAACTAAAAGAGCCTGGATCAAATCCGTTCGGCTGGGCCAGTCATGCCATGGCACAGACTGTGATTGAAGACGGACTCGTCAATGTTGATGAGTTTTGGGGTGTAGAGATTCCTTTATACTTTCCTAAACTATACGCTGGCACTACCGACTGTGTGGGCATACACAAAAAAGACGAAAGTATTCTGGACTTTAAACAAACTAATAAGCCCAAGAAGCAAGAGTGGATTACTGATTACTACCTACAGTTGGTAGCTTATGCTCTGGCGCATAATGAAGTATATGGAACCAACATACGCAAAGGCGTAGTTCTTATGTGTGTTAAACCACCTACGGATGATATGGGACACCCGTTAGAACGCCCTAAATATCAAGAATTCATTTTAAAACCTGAGGATTTTGACTATTGGTCAGACCAGTGGTGGCGCAGACTAGAACAATATTATTTAATGACCTAGCCTTTAGGAGCACCGCTGGCAAAATCGTTGCCGTCAAAATTGATATCGTCGGGCAAGTTGATGCCGGCACCGTTGTAATCAAGCATTATGCCCTGATTAGCGCAAATAGTCATGAGATAATGCACTTTCATTTCTAACAACCGCAGCGCACTATCTTCTTCGATGCGTTCGTCCTTGCTCCAGCCATTGTTTGTGGGCATGCTAACTCCTTTTGTAGTTGATATATTTAGTGCTAAATACTGGATAGAATTCAAGGACTAAAAGTGGCCATCGTACAAATATCACAAATCACGAACCGTAAAGGTTTAGCAGAAAATCTACCACAATTAGCTGGTGCTGAACTGGGTTGGAGCACAGACTCACGACAGTTGTGGATTGGTAACGGCACTTTACAAGAAGGTGCACCTGTTATTGGCAACACCGAAATCTTGACAGAATTTAGCAATATTTTAAATTTTGCCACGGTATATACCTATGAAGGTCGGGCTGCTGGATACACAGTGCAAACCGGACCCACAGCCGACAATCCGGTTACATTGAGTCTGCAAAATTGGTTGGATCAATTTGCCAGCGTTCTAGATTTTGGTGCAGTGGGCGACGGGTCCACTGACTGCACCGCGGCCATCAATCGTGCTTTGTATCAACTCTACTGTAGAGAAAGCAATCCGCAGATACGTCGCAGTTTGTTTTTTCCAGCCGGAGTATACCGGGTAACAGGAACTATCAATATTCCTCCTTATGCAACCTTGTATGGAGAAGGTGTTGATAATTCTGTAATTCAGTTGGTCAACGCCGGTGGCGCAGTTGGATACGTGGCGCAGACTGCCGACAGCAATCAACACACTGGTCCAGACATTGGATCCGGTGGAGCAACTCCTCCTGAGTATATCACCATTACAAATCTCGGATTCCGGTCAGCGGATCCATTGTCCAGTGCATTTCTGGTCGGGCAGGCCACCAACTGCCGTTTTCAAAATGTAGGCTTTTCAGGACCTGGGACTACCTCAACATTGACCTCAGACGCTGCTGGCACCATGGGAGTTGAATTTGCCAGCACTCCAAGCTATGTGTGCGATCAAATAACCTTTAACAATTGTCGGTTCTCGGGCACTACCTGGGCCAGCTATAGTGATCAACAGATCAAAGGCATTGTGTTTTCAAACAGTAATTTAGATACATTATACACAGGATTTGAATTTGGCACAGGCACAGTGGTCAACGGCGGTCCAACTGGTGTTCGTATAGTTCATAATTTGTTTGACAACATCTATGCTGAAGGTATTATTTTTGGTGCAATAAATTTAAACGCCAGTGGTTATAATATTTTTTACGATGTGGCCAATCATTTCCAAGGCAGTGCATCACCGGCTGCTTCAATAATCGACATACAAGGCAATAACAACATCAGCATCAGTGACATGTTTGACCGAGCCGATGCTGATGCTCAGACCTATCCTAGAATCAATCTCAACAGCACTGTCAGTATAGCCACAACCAATGGCAATCAATTGGCCATGGGAACCTACACACGTCAAAGTGGTATACAAGATACCTTGATCAACAACACCACAGACACTATAGTTAATGTCAATACCGCAGAAGCTGTGGCATTCACAGTCAATTACACAATCACAAGAGGTTCTGTGTATCGAACCGGAACATTGCTGGTGTCATCCAACAACGGCAGCGGTAACCCAGTCACTTCCGAAGACTATGTTCAAAACGGTGATATTGGAATAACGTTGTCGGCCTCACAAGCTGCCGCCACAGTATCGGTCAACTATACAACCAACGATCTAGGCGACAACGCCACAATCAATTATTCTATCAACTATCTAGCTTGATGTGGCCTGCAACTTTCAATGACAGGCTCCAAGCCTGGGCCGATCTTCGTGGTCAATGTCAATCACTTGACATGGAATCTGCGTTGACAGCCATCAACACCTGGTGGTTCCAATCTCCTTGGCAACCTTATCATTTACACTGGGACGATCAAGCAGATTGGCCAGATCCGTGGCAACTTTTGAGTGACAATATCTATTGTGATCTTGCTCGCGGGCTTGGAATCCTGTATACTATAACTTTACTAGACCGTGCAGATATGGCCGATGCAGCCTTGGTTTTGACCGAAACAGGCGATAATTTAGTCCAGCTAGCAAAAGAAAAATATATACTTAATTGGAACAGAGATTTGATCTTAAATAACAAACCCAAAGTTAAAACCATTCGGCAGTTCAACTGTCGACAAATAAAATAGCAGTATATTAAAACAGAACGAGAGCAGGATGACGCAAATTACCGTAGTTAAAAGAAGCGGACTTAAAGAGCCACTACAGATTGACAAGTGGCAGGCACAAGTGGCCAAAGTCTGTCAAGGTATTGCTGACGTAAGTCAGTCAATGATTGAAATCAAAGCACAGTTACATTTTTATGATGGCATTACCACTAAAGAGATTGATGGCATCACACTGAGAGCCATAGTTGATCTTATTGATGTAGAGTCAAATCCTGACATTGGTCATACCAATTATCAATATGTAGCAGGTAAACAACGGCTGAGCATGTTGCGTAAAGATGTATATGGACAATATGAACCTACACACCTGTATGAAATTGTAAAACGTAATGTGGCCACAGGTCTTTACACCGCAGAACTGCTTGAGTGGTATACTGAAGAAGAATGGAACCGCATGAATGACATGTTGGACCATGACCGGGATGAACTATACAGCTATGCAGCAATCGAGCAACTGATTGAAAAGTATCTTGTTCGCAATAGAGCAACAAAAGAAATCTATGAGACTCCACAGGTCAGGTATATTATTGCAGCCGCCACAGTCTTTCATAAAGAAGAGCCTAACTCGGCCCGTATGCGTTACATCAAAGAGTATTACAACTGTGCATCAGATGGCCTGTTTACTCTTGCTACACCTGTCCTGGCTGGCCTTGGCACTCCGACTAAACAGTTTAGTAGTTGTGTGCTTATCCGCAGTGATGATGACCTAGATAGCATATTTGCCAGTGGGGAGATGATGGCCAAGTATGCGGCCAAGCGAGCCGGCATTGGTCTTGAAATTGGTCGACTTCGCCCGCTTGGTGCTCCTATTCGTGGCGGTGAAGTCATGCACACCGGCATGGTGCCATTCCTTAAGAAGTGGTTTGGTGATTTACGTTCGTGCTCACAAGGAGGTATTAGAAATGCTAGTGCTACTGTTTTTTATCCCATATGGCATTACCAGTTTGATGATCTTATCGTGCTTAAGAATAATCAAGGCACAGAAGAAACACGAGTGAGATTCATGGACTATGGTGTAGTCTTGAGCAGTTTTTTCTGGCGTAGATTTAAAAACAAAGAATCGATCACATTCTTTGATCCCAACGAAGTGCCAGACCTATATGAAGCGTTTTACAAGAACACTGAACAGTTTGAAGAACTGTATGTCAAATACGAAAAGCGTAAGGACCTGCGCAAGAAAACCATGAACGCAGAAGATGTGTTCAAAGGCGGTATCTTAAAAGAGCGAACTGACACAGGACGTATCTATCTAGTGTTCATTGACAATGTGCAGAATCAAGGTCCATTTGATCCTGAGTATCATACCATTTACCAGAGTAACCTATGCTGTGAGATCTTATTACCTACAAAATCTTTCAAGCGCCTTGATGATGACAGTGGCCGTATTGCTCTCTGCACACTGGGTTCAATCAATTGGGGAGCTTTCCGTAATCCAGAAGACATGCGTAGGGCTTGCCGTATTCTACAACGTAGTCTTTGTAATATATTGGACTATCAAGATTTTCTATCAATCCAAAGTCAACTGAGCAATCAAGAGATTCAACCCTTGGGCATTGGTATTACCAATCTTGCTTATTGGCATGCCAAGCGTGGTCTATTGTATGGCGAACGAGATTCACTACAAGAAGTCAAGGCCTGGATGGAGCATCAGGCCTATTACTTGACCGAAGCCACAGTGGAGTTGGCCAAAGAACGCGGACCTTGCAGTCATTCGGGTTTGACACGCTATGGACAAGGAGTATTTCCATGGGAACTCCGTGCCAAGGCTGTCAACGAGTTGGCCAACTTCAAACCTGAACTTGATTGGGAAACACTACGTGACAAAATGAAGACCTACGGTGTGCGTAACGCTACCTTAATGGCAGTGGCACCAGTTGAATCATCGAGTGTTGTCATTAATTCTACTAATGGTATCGAAATGCCAATGAGCCTAATCACAGTTAAAGAATCAAAAGCAGGCTCGTTAATCCAAGTTGCTCCCGAATACAACAAGTTAAAAAATAAATATCAGCTGATGTGGGAACAAAAGGACTGTGATGGTTATATCAAGACTGCGGCAGTTATTGCAGCCTATGTGGATCAAAGTATCAGTACCAACACATTCTATAATCCAGCGCATTTTGCCGACCGCAAAGTGCCAACTACACTGATTGCTAAAAATTTGATGCAAGCACATCGTTGGGGTCTAAAAACATTCTACTACAGCCTGATCAACAAACAAGGGTCGAAAGGACAAGACGAGCCCGAAGCAAAATTAAAAGCAGTCAACTTTGACGATCAAGAAGATTGCGAAGCTTGTAAATTATAAGGAAAACAAAATGTCAAAAGAGCAATACAATTTAAAAACAAAAACAGATTATTTACATCGCAAGATGTTTCTTGACCCAGCAGGTCCTGTTACTATCCAACGCTTTGAAGAGGTAAAATATTCGAAGCTCACCAAGTTTGAAGCAGAGGCACGTGGATTTTTTTGGGTTCCAGAAGAAGTCAGCTTAACAAAAGATGCCAACGACTTTAAAGAAGCAACGGATACAGTGCGTCATATCTTTACCAGCAACCTGTTGCGTCAAACAGCCTTAGACAGTTTACAAGGACGTGGCCCTACTCAAGTGTTTACGCCTGTGTGCTCAATTCCTGAACTGGAGTCACTTATGTTCAACTGGGGTTTCTTTGAAACTAACATTCATAGTCGTAGCTACAGTCACATCATTCGCAACATCTACAACGTGCCCAAGGATGCGTTCAACACTATTCACGACACCAAAGAAATAGTCGAGATGGCATCAACTGTTGGCAACTATTATGATGAATTACATCAAATTAACTGTCGCAAAGAACTAGGCGAAACAGTAACCGAAGAAGAACACATCCGTGCTATCTGGATGGCTTTGCATGCCAGCTACGCTCTTGAAGCATTCCGATTCATGGTAAGTTTTGCTACCAGTTTAGCCATGGTGGAAAATCGTATCTTTATCGGCAACGGCAACATCATCAGCTTGATCTTGCAAGACGAGATCCTGCACAAGGACTGGACCGCTTGGATCATCAATCAAGTGGTCAAAGAAGATCCGCGATTTGCCAAAGCAAAAGTCGAGTGCGAAAAAGAAGTTTATGCCTTGTATATGGATGTGATCCGTGAAGAAAAACAGTGGGCTGACTACCTGTTCAACAAAGGTCCAGTGATTGGACTCAACGCCAACATTCTCAAAGATTTTGTAGACTACACTGCCGTGGGTGCTCTCAAGGAAATTGGTATCAAGTATCAAACATCGGCACCAAAAACCACACCAATTCCGTGGTTTAACAAACACGTCAACACGTCAAACAAACAAACTGCACTGCAAGAGTCAGAATCTACCAACTATGTAATTGGCGTAATGAGTGACACACTTGATTACGACGCTTTACCTACATTATAATAACAAAAAGGAAAAATATTATGAAAGCCACAGTGTGGAGCAAAAATGCCTGCCCATTTTGCGATCAAGCAAAAAACCTACTCAAGTCTCGCGGTATCGAGTTTGAAGAACGCAATGTCAGCACCGATTGGACCAAGGAGCAGTTGCTAGAAGCTGTGCCTACAGCAAGAACATTGCCGCAGATCTTCTTAGACGATAACTACGTTGGCGGCTTTACAGAACTGCGACAACATTTACAAGGATAACATGATAGTAGAAAAAGACACCGTTTACACATTTAAACTGACCAATGCTGATGAAGTAGTGGCCAAAGTGATCGAAATTACCGATGTAGGCTATGTGGTAGAACAGCCACTCAGTGCTGTGCCCACAGAAAAGGGCCTACAGTTGATCTACACTGTGTTCACAGGAAATCCCAAAGAAAAAGCCACTATAAATAAAACAGCAGTGGCAATGATTTGCCAAACTAGAGAAGAAGTGGGCGATCATTACTTAGAGGCTACAACTGGCATCAAGCCAATTCGCAAGCCGTCGATTATTATGGGATAACACAATGCCGGGCAAAGGTGTGCAACGAGTAGGAGATCCAAACGCAGGTGGCGGTATAGCCATTGGACCAGGTCACAATGATGTGCTGATCAACGGTCGTCCAGCGGCAATTCCGTTTACTCCATTTACTCCGCACATAGGTTGCAATCCCAAGTTTCCTATACACTGTATTGGAGTTATTGCTGTGTTGGGCACATCGACTAGTGTGTTTGCCAATGGACAGCCATTGGTTTTAGATGGTGGCAAGGATACCTGCGGTCATGGCAGGATCGCCGGCAGTCCAGACGTCAAGGCACGATAATGAAAACAGGTATCTTAAGTAGCGTAAATCTTATTGCCGGCGCAGGAATCCTGGGCAATGTAGGTGGCTACCCAATAGATGCCAACGCTGATCTTGGCAATGCAATATCAAGTTATACATCGGTGGGCGTGGTAGGGAGATTTTTGAACATAATCAACTCGGGCTATGTTGATCAAAATATTGTAGCCAGCACATTTCCAACATTGACTGATGCAGTGCCCACGGCTTATCAAGCCACTGTGGGATCGGCCACTATGACCAGCACCATTGAATATCTTAACAATGAAATATTAGGTGACGGAGACTTGGGCAAATTTGAACAGGTGTTTTCATCGGCCCAGGCCTTTGTCAGTCAGACCAATCAGTTAATAATAACCACTTTTAATTCCAACGCGGCCACCAATACCACTGGGTTCACTTCTCAAGATAATTTGTCCACAGGTGGTATCAGTTCAGTCAGCCAGGCCTTCAAGGCATTTGGTGCAGACCTTGCACAGTTGGGCGTGTTGATTGATCTAAACAATCTAAACAATTTAGGTAATCCATCTGCATTGCTAAGACAACTGGCCTCTGTGTCCAGCAGCACTCCGGCACTGCACACTGCATTATTAAATGGTGGCATACCACAATCTTTAATAGACAATCTTTCTTCAGCAACTTTTACAGACCAACAAGAACGCCTTATCTACTTGGTGATGACACAAATCACTGGCAATGACCTACAACAAATACTAAATTTGTTGCGTGTGACCACAGCGGGCATTGCCACTATGGCTGATCTATTAAATCCTGTAAAAATATTCCCTAGAAGTTTCCAGACGCTAACAGCGCCAACAGCCACTGGCCTGCGTGGTATCTATATCAACAGCGCCGGCGCAGTCAACAGCAAATTGGCAACCGAGTTACCGCCCAGTGTGCTTGCTCCGTTGACCGGCAATCCATTACAAAACATGCCAACTCAAATAACATGAGCACCTACAGTCAACTACAACAAATAATTCCTCCTGACCAAGCCTTGGCTACTAAAGCATTGCAGGCCGGCCTTCAACAGGTCAAAAATATATTTGATACTACACTTCCTCAATTGGCTGTTGCTACAGAAGGATTAGAAAGTAATGTGGGGCTGGATGATATCAACAATCTGGCTGAGCCATTGCCGGCCGATGTGGTGGCCTTCTTTGAAGAAACATTGGCCACTGGATCTGGAGTGCGTGGCCTGTTGTTGTTGACCGACATCATTGGCAGCATTGCCGGATACAATATCATTGGTGAACTGGCCAACACCACTACAGTATTGACCAACATGACATCGTCGGGTGATTTTAATTCTTTGACCAATCCTACCAACGGTGTATATACTGTGATGGAAAAATGTATAGCTGGTGTATACACTTATGCATCATCAGATGATCCTCCTTTTGGAAACACGGTTTATACTGTAGTGATACCCAACGGCCTACCCGGTGCCGGCACTTACGGTCCAGCCAACACTGCTGATGCGGCACAGGCCACGGCGTTTACCAGTGGGTTGAACCCGGCCATGCAGTCCACAGTAGGAACCATAGTGGCTGCCCATCCGGCCAACGTGGCCATTACCACGGCCCTTTTTAATAAGATAGCCAACCAATTATCAGCACAAAATACCAATCAAGCACTGGCCGGCATATCTTATGCCAATCTACTCGCTGGGCAAAAGCCCTGGAGTTTGGTCTATAATTTGGGATCTATTGGACTGGATATAGTCGAAGGTGGTCCGGCTTACGTTCTACAAAGTGTGGCCAATACCAATACTCAAAGCGGCCAGGCCATAATAAGCACCATGCTTGAGGCCCGTAATCAATCTTTATTGGGCAATGCTGGTGTCCAAACAGATATCACAATAAGTGATCAATATCCACAACCAACGGCCAATTTGGGCAACAATCAATACACCACCACACAAGCATCTAGCCAAATAATTATTTAAATTTACCAAAACGTGTCAACTTGATGCGTTTCCAAGGCGTTGTATATATATGCTAGGAGGCATTTATGTATGAAACGACCACTTCAAACTTTTTTAATTGCGAGTCTGCTACTGATAAGCACGACAAGTCAGGCACATCATCCGAGTTATGGTCCTCAATATTGGGGTCACAATCGTTACGAATGGGTTGCCCCGCTTGTGATAGGAAGCGCAGTGGGATATGCGGTTGCCACAAGACCGCAGACCGTAGTAATACAACAAACGCCACCTAACATATACCAACCTCAAGCACCGTACGGTTATCATTATGAAAACATTCTTGATGCCAACTGTAATTGCTATAGACTGGTCCTTGTTCAAAACTAACCTTAAAGGAAATATCATGAAATCAATCGCTCTTGTAATCGCATCCGTGTTTGCCGTATCTGCTTTTGCCGCAGAACCTGCCAAGAAAGAAACAGTTAAACCAACTGCCGCTCCTGCTGTCACAGCCGCACCAGCTCCTCACAAGGCTGACAAGAAAGCAGAGGTCAAGCCTTCCAAAAGTGAAGCTAAGGCGCCAGCTAAAGCCGAACCAGCAAAAGCCGCTACAGTTAAGTAATTTTTCAGTAGACGATGATGATGATATTGTTGTCGACGACGATGTCACATTTGGCCGTAATCGAAAGGCTGACCAGTATGGTAAGATAAAACATGAAGACATTGAACTGTCAGATCATGTAAAATTTAGATTATGGCTAGCAAGGCAAATGGCCTTAAAGAAATATCAAGAAACCTGGGGGTAAAAGCCCGGGTTTTTTGTTGTCTAAACGCCACACCCAAACGGTTGACCCAAAATGCCCCTTTTGCTATAATACTTGTATAGTGAAAATAAAGGAGCAGATCGTGGGATTTGAATCAGTTGTATTAAATCAAGTAGCCAATACTCTTAAACAAGATGACCTAGCTGAATTTTACAACGGCACACTATTTGTAGGTAGCATTAACGAACGGGAAGCCCGTCGGGTTTTTCATATGTTGTCTAAAAACTACGGTGTAGGCCGTGTTCAAGTAACTCCTAAAATACTCAGCACCGGCGAGTATGCTTACGACTTTGTTGCGGAAAAACAACAGTCCAAATCTGAAGATTTTAGCCCGTTTGCTACTGTAAACAGCTAGGTTGACCCAAAATGGCCCATTTGTTATAATACTTGTATAGTAACTAAAAAGGAGCACAGTATGAAACTAATGATTGCTACCCAGATCCAGGAAAATTACGGTGCCCATGATTGGGACGGCACTGGTGTTTGCCCTCAGTATTGGAAGTTCAAGGGCGGCAATGATTACTTTTATGCTTTGGGCAGTTACCTCCGTAATCCCGAAGCACTGGCTGAGTTGGTGCAGACCTTCCGTTCTCAAATTGAAGAAGATAACGAAGGGTATCGCGAGTATATCATTGGCTGGTCAGTTGAGGCCGACGACTATCTTACTGACTTTGAACAGAGTCAACTTGAATACGATGGTAAGATTACTTACCGCACCAAAGAACTCAAATTATTGGAGGCCGCATAATGGCAAGTAAGCATATCGAAGGTCTAGCAGTAGAGATCGCATTGTTGAGCAATGAGTCACTTTACCAACTGGCTCGAGAATTGGTAGCACGATACAACGACCGTGCCGACTACTTGGACATGATGATCCGGTCAGAATTCCAGGAACAGTTGATGGCCTACAACGAACGTCAAGCTCGTAAGTCTAAAGTGGCACAGGCTATTGCAAAAGAATTAATTGGAGTATAACATGCCTGAAATCCGACTCACTGGTTTGAATGCACGTCAAAAAGTTCTAGCCGATATCATGTGGAATATTGAAGAGTGGACCGACGTAGAAAAATTTATTGCCACTTTGCCTGAGCGTGAGCGCATCGAATGTGAGGGCATTGTAGAAATGATGCGTATGGAATTGGTAGAGAGCTATCGCAAGAGTATGAACATTGAAAATACGTCGGAAGCGACCGAGCTTCTTGACAAAATTCGAAGACTTTAATACAATAATACAAACTACACGATTGGAGTTGCACATGGGATCTTTTAAAGACATTGAAATTGACATTATGGAATGGCAGTCGCTGGGGTGTAGCATCGACGAAACTTATATCTACTTCAAAGACTATGTGACTTATGAAGATGTGGTGCGTATTTTTAGTCGTGAGGAAATATTATAATGGAAAAGAAATCATTGTATAATATTCGAATGACTATGAAACCCGAAGATATCATGACCTTTGTGTCAGGGCTGCACGACATACAAATGGACATGATTGAAACTGTGGTCATGCGTAAAGAGCGCGAAGGATTTCCCGAAGCCTCTGCAGTGATCCGTTCCATCATGGAACTGAAATGAAATCAAAATCATTTCGTATATGGTGTATTGAAAAATGGTTCGAGCACAAGGATGAGCTGGAAGCCTATGGTCAACCACTGGAGCATACTGCACAACAGTATTTTGAAAAGTATAAATTTTGGCTCAAACGCGAATATCGGTATCAACAAAATGATTAAACAATTTATCCTTGTGGGTGTGGTTGTGTTGAGTGGTTGCGCCACTCGCACACCAACTGTGATGCCAGAGACACGGCCTACTTTGCCTTACTATACAATGGATAATTTTAAAGCCGATTGTTTGTATGGCGAAACTCAACGCAAGTTTCTTGAAGATAGAATTGAAGAATACCAATTGTATCATCGTGATCGAGCAGTCACAGAACAAGATCGTTTATACTATAACAAGTTAAAAAATTCTTTATGGGGACTGAGATCAGCATGCGGCTCAAATCGTTAATACTTGTGTCCCTGTCCGTAGCGGCCACGGCTCACGCAGAGTGCTATGTGAGATCTGCGATGACCAATCAAACGGCCATGCAAATTACCAACATTGCTGATGTGCAACCTTTGGTGGTTCCTATTTCGGCCACACAAAACAAGTGTATCGTGAATTTTAGAGCACAGGTAAACGGTCAGTGGATCACAGCCGAAGGTGAAAATGTTGGCCCAAAAAGTCTAAGTGAGTCCTTGCTGTGCAAAGGAGCCATGGATCAAGGCCGCACTCAGATCTTAAGCCGTGCTGATGGTAAAACCTTGTCCGTTGAACAAAATATGGTATGCACTGATCAAAATATTCCCAAAACTCGTCGGGTCAATGTCGGAGACCTTTTACAAGAAAGCGAAGTTCTACCACATCCACATTTTCCAAAACGATTTGTTTACCATAATGCCACATGCCGTTGGTTTGCAGAGCCCGAAGTTCGCGCTGGTGATCTACGGCATCAACAAGGTATCATTTGTCGAGTGAATGAGAACGAATGGCAAGTGGTTGACAAATGGTAAACTCTGTAGTATAGTATTGTTATATTAACCAAACCCGAAAGGTGAAGAAATGAAAAAATTATTAATTGTGACAGCAGTGGCCGGTGTGTTAACTGCCTGCGGCACTACCAACAATACCGCTCAGCTTCAAAATGGCAACGTGGCCCAACCTTCGCAAATGGCCGCGGCCGTGAGCCAGGCACCAGAATGGATGAGCAAGTTGCCCAAGTCCGCAGGCTATGTGTTTGAAAACGGCACAGCTACCAGCACTGACTTTGGTTTTGCAGATATCAAAGCCAAAACTATTGCATACAGTAAAATTTGCACCAGCGCAGGTGGCAAGGTGCGTAGCCAAACCAAATTGTATCGTGCAGACAACGGCGATGCTGCTTCGGAGTCCAGCGAAATGGCTGTTCGTAGCATGTGCCCAGATGTGGATATTTCCGGTGTAGAAACTGTAGAAATGAAACACGTGGCTGAAGGTAATCGTATCCGCACCTATGTGTTGGTGGCATTGCCAATCGCTGGATCTGTCAACAAAGAAGTCAAGCGTGGTGCCAAGGAAGCATTTAAAGAACTAGACGGTATGGCTCGTGAGCACAAGAATGAAAATGCAGTTGAAGTTACACCAGTTCCGGCTCAGCGGGGCCAAGAGATCAGTGTGATTCAACCCAGTGGCGGAACATCTACTATCAATTTGATGCCGGTAGAAAATGCTGAATACCGGGCACGTCGAGAAGAAGCTCTCAAGAAACCCGGAGCAGTAATTGGCCAGGTTACCATCTCTAATTAACAATGACCGACGAGCAAAAATTAATGTGGGATATGCTGTCGGCTGATCCTGCAGGAATGTGTCATGTCTGGGCCCAAGATATTTTGAAATCCCAAAGAACTATGCACCGTAAGGCAAACAAATATCTAGGGCTTGCACTTAGTTTGTTCACAGTCGAAGACACTTCTTCCATAGTAAAAACCTGGTTGTGCCATTATAACATGCCACTTGACCCAACCAAGTTAACAAACTTTGAAAAGTTTCATCGCAGATGCGGCCAGTATGTTATTTCTTCGTGTGGGTTTTCAAGTAGAAACACAATTAAAGATTTTGCATGAAAAAGATTTATTACATTAAAGAAGGTCGTCGATATGTTCCTGTAGCAGAATATGACGGTGACCTATTGGACAGCTTTCACAAAGGCAATCATCTTATTATGAGTTATCCTGGCGGACAAAGTCGTAGATACAATATCGATCCGGCCTATGCTACTATGATTGCTGCAGGACGTGTGGCAGAAGATGCCATGAGCAGAGCTATCAGTGAGGCTAGCGAACTAAGGCCACGTCGAACTCCCTTAACAGAAGGACAACGAAAGGCCTGGCGGAAGTTGGCCAAAGAGTTTGGAGATGAGCTAGCTACCTTGAACATTGCCAGTGCTCGTGACATTGCTGAAGCCGGCGTCCTGGCCATGCAAGCAGAAGCCGACAAACTGATGCAACACGCAAGTGTGCG